ATCTATCCCACTTTTCGGACAGCTTATACTTTTCATCCATCATTGGCAAGAACGCGAGTGGCGCACACTTCCACATCTTACCTTCATGAAGTTGGAAACAGTTTTGTCCAGTAGGGCAGTTATTCCAACTACTTTCTGGATCATTATCTTCATAGGGTTCAATATTTTCTCCATATCCTTTATAAACTTTTTGCCATCTTAAAAAACTATTCCAGTATTCTACCTTAACACCCCAACTCTCAATGATTTTTTTATTCTTTGCAAGAGTTTTCTTATATTCTGGGTTGTTATGATGAACAGATACTGCAAGAACTATATCATTTTTAATCAAAATATCAGATATATCCTTCAAGACAAATGCATTTGTGACGAGTTCTATCCTAGAATTTGGAAAAGACTTTCTTGCATATTCACAATACTCGGCAACCCTAGGATTTAGGAATGGTTCACCACCTAGTATGCCAATATTATCTGGATCAAGTTTGTCTTTCCAGAGATCCACCCATTCTTTGAAATTATCAAAGGTAACTTCTCCTGTGAATTTGTGATTTGCAAAGTGAGCACAACTATCACAAGTAAAATTACATCGATGAGTGATGTGTATATCAATACTCGGAATCTTACATCGGGTATGCATTACAAACACCTGTAACTTGAACTGCGTATCTATCAATCATACTCATATTGTAAAATGCATGTGGAGCATCATGTTCCCAGTAGAAACAATCACCCGCAGACCATTTACCATAACATTCATCCCTGATCTGTAGAATTTGACCAGGAGAACTATCTTCTAACATAACCATACATCTCATGATAAAAGCTGGATATGCACCAGTCATTCTAGCATATCTTCCATACAAGTCTTTGTGCATGGGTAGATATTGTCCAGGTTTGAAGTGATTCACCGCAACACAAACATCAGACCAGAATGAGAAGTGTTTTCGGATATACTCCATACTTTCTGGCATGGGATTCGGTTCATGATACTTGTACATATTCATCTTGGACTTATTGTGTCCAGACCATAAGTATTCATTGACAACCAACGGATCGTTATGACTCGCTAGAGTATAGTTCAGTTGTTTAAACTGATCGATATTCCAATCTGGTTCTATGTGTTTCATTGAAATACAGTGAGTTTTGATAGATCTGGATAATCTTCCCAAGACCAGGATTTGGGTTGCATATTCTTTGCAACAGGAAACTTTCGAGAACCTTCTATAGCGGTCTCAGGTGTCATATAGTAGTGGTATCCAACCGTAGTGATGTCTTGTTCTGCCCAGGGTTTAGTCATATCCCTACCATCATACGCCATTTTCTGGAGTTCATGATAGTCTTTTTCATTATCTGTAAGAATCATACCACCTCGACCCAGACTCAGATGTTTCTTAAATTGAAAACTTAGACACATCTTCGTGTCTGGTATATAACCACCCTCTTCCCAATAAACTGCAGCATCGATGATATTAGTATCAGCGATAGGATACCAATCACTCCACTTACGATCAGTCAAAAGAAAGGGAATCTCCAACTTCATGAAAGTCATTGGAACCGAAAGGTATGTATGTTTAGGTATCTGCGGAACTACCAATGGATAGTGCAACCTAAGACAAAGTTCGATTGCGTGAGTACAAGAATCTGTTGCGACTGCATATGGAGCACCATAGAAGTCTGCAATTTGTTCTTCAAACTGTCTTACATGTTCAAACATAATAATCGTCGATGTCGGGTTCTTCTGGAGTGATCACATAATCATTTGGTTTACCGTACATGAAAAACTCTTCCAGAGTATACTCATCGCGCATAACAGTCCACCACTTATTGTATGCTTTTCTAGCGAGTTCTAGATCTGGACGATCTTTCCTCACAATATTCTTGGCGTAACTACCAATATGAGGATTAACACTAATCAAAGGCATACAGTATGTATTACCCGAGTGACACATGAAATAATCAATGGTTCGATTTGGCATATCCAACATCTTTCCCCACTTATAGTTCTGAATTCTATGGGAGAAATTATATTGATCCCCATCCACAAAAAGTCTCATCAACTTCTCTGCATATGGTCTATTAATTAGAACAGGACCATAATCATGGTGTGATCTGATCGGGTGTAGGAAACATGGAATCTCATGTTCATTTTCAAATCCAAGTTGGATACAGTCCCAATCAAAAGGAATATGATTCATCAAATATTCCCAATCGAAGTGCCAATACTTGACGAATCGATAATCGTAGTCATCTTCCATCAATAGAAGATGTTTCTCATTGGTCGTAGTCAACCAGTGTTTAATCATATCCAGAGTGCAGATTGCAGTACCAATCTCTAGGATATGTTGTCTCCATCGAACACACTCAGACATATCATTGAGGATGACTCTATGTTTCCAATCAACGAAGTCTGGATACTGATACTCAGATGCAGAGAATCTTTTAAAGTTAGTGATTCCCAACTCCTCATATTGTAGTTCTGTGTATTCCCTACGATCTGGTCGTTCGTCTAGATTCAGATAATATAAAGTCGGAAGACCTTTCAGTTTCATAGTTGAGCGAACATTGGGCGATCAAGATACATCATTTCTTCTAGACTCTTATCATTATTCTTCCACCATTCTAACACAGTTGCATCAGATCGTTTAGCCAAGGCATTGACTCCAGCACCATCACTCTCAAACTTAGAGTTGGTCACAAACATAGGGAAAGAATAGGTCGTACCGACTTGATATGGGATAAAGTCTGCAGAGTGATAATGATACTCGGGAAGATCGTTACTATACCCGTAGTTGTTCAAAAATCTCCACTTACCATTTTCCATGAACATATTTACATACTTATCTGCATACCTCTTATTGATTAGGATTGCTGCAGCACTATGATTGTTCACGGACCAAGGTGAAAGTGTCAAGGGCATGAACTTCTCACCAATGATATGAAGTTGAACGCAGTCCCAATTATGAGGCAGACGTTCGATAAACTCTTCCCACTCAAAGTTTAGATATCTCTCAGTATGAAAAGACAAGTCGTCTTCTAGTAGAAGAACAACATCAGAATCTAGGTCAAAGAGAAAGTTAGCGATCATCTCAGATCGATTCAACAATACACTATAAAATCTCTTTTGAGTCTTAAATTGAGAATCCAGGACTAACTTTTTCCAGTGGGGAAAATTTTCCTCCCCAAAAATGGATCCGTTGCAGCGCCTCCATTTGCGGATCTCATATTTCTTAAACTGTTTCTCCATGTACTCTCGTCTCTCTTCCCTTTCTTGGAGGTTGAGATAGTAGATGGGAGGTAGATTGGATAACTTCATAGACGAACAATCTTGGTCATTTCACCGTCATTCGGTTTACCATAAGTGAAGAATTCTTTGAGGGTGTAATTATCTCTCTCGTTTTCCCACCAATCATAGTAAAGATCTCTGCAGACAAAGTGATGTTTCTTTGGCACTTTATCTAGGTAAGGATCTTGAGTGATCAGTGGCAACTGATATGTTCTACCTACAAATCCAAAGAAGTGATCAATATCGAGTGAACGAATACCAGGATATCCAGCAAATCTCCTAAGGAAAAAGTATTTTCCCTGAACAGTATGAATACGAAGTAGTTTCTCTGCAAACCACCTGTTGATCATTACAGGTCCAAATGCACTATGTTTTGTCTTTGGATGTAGGAAGAAAGAAATATATTCCTGCGATTCAAATCCCAACTGAATACAATCCCAATCATAGGGCAAATGATTCATGAGAGTCTTCCAATCAAAATGCCAATACTCGATCAGATCTAGGTCGTAATCATCCTCCATTAAAATAAGATATTTCTCATTGGTATTATTCAACCAATGACGAATCATCTCAAGTGTAGAGATGGTGATACATGTAGATCGATAGTGTTCTGGTTTAATAAATTCGGGTTTAAATAACTTATCTTTCCACGTTTCATAATGATCTGGTTGAAGATTACCAAACCAAAATTTTGTATTTTGGATACCCCACTTCTCAAACTGAGCTTCCATGCGAGGAATCCTATCAATATCACAACTCAACCAATATACTGTTGGGAGACCTTTAAGTTTATCAGACATACCAAGTAATAATAGAGTACCGTGTTCCAGAAGTTACAGGCAAGATCTCATGCGGGAACATGAAGTTTGATGGGAAAAGAATCGCATCACCCTTCTCAAATTTATATACCTTTTCTCTGTTGAAAAAGGCAAACTCACCACCTTCATAGTCATCATTAAGATGGAAAGAACAAGTTACAGATCTTTGTTGGTGTTTGAATGAGTCTGTATGTTGAGTATAAAACTCTCCAGTTCTATATCTAAGAAGATCATAACCAGTATCGATTTCTGTTTCTACACCAGGCCAACGTTCTCTATATTGTTTGATTGCTTCTGCTGCACACTCAAACATTCTAGAGTCCAAATTCTCATACACCATATTTTGATGTGGAAGTTTGGATAATCCAATCGTATTACAACTTCTGATATCTTCACGGACATCACCAGCACCAACCGAAGATGGTTCCCAATAAACAGAGTCTTCAGGGAATTCTCTTAGAATATCATCGCACAGATCTTCAGGCACAAGTCCTTTAATTATCATTATGTAATCACTAATCATCGATTCACCTCTTCCTGGTTCTACTAAAAGTTTTGGTGCTTTCTGTTCAAAGTTGTTTACACCTGGTCGTTTCTTATCGAAGTAAGAGTTGACACGATCACCTCTACTATACACATAATGTAGAAATGCTTGAGTGTAGTAGGTTCCTGTATAGTTATCTCTCCAGTGTGGTGCGTTACAACCATGATAGAACATGGCATCTCCAGGAGCAAGCATCACAGATCTCTTTTCTCCTCTAGGAGTTTCAATCCATATTTTCCAAGGTCTATCTGCACACAAATTGAGTGTAAGAGAAATCTCACACTCATCCTTATCAA